AAGAAGGAACCTTGTGGAGGTAGGATAGCAAGCATAAGTTTTGCTGCTAAACCTACCACACACTTGGAACCAACGGACTGCCACGGAATATTGAGAGTTTCGTGTGTAGGTCTTGAAGATGTATCGTCTTGAATTAAATAAGGTAACGTGAGTTTTGAACAATCAACGGCTTTGTCTAGGAATTGTCTTCGATCTACTACCAGTTCATTGTATCTCTCACGAGCGGTCATTACTGAATGCCCCCTGATGTTGTGTTACCTGTATTTACTTTAGGGTCTAACTTAATTCTTAGTGAACCTGTACCTTTTGAGTATTGGTTCTTGTTTTTATTACCACGGTCATCCTTTGCTCTTCTTACCTGTGGGTTTACATCCTTAACTATTGGGTCTGGTGGGGGAGCCGTAGGTGTAGGAGGTAATGGTGGTGGCGGAGCTGGGGGTAAAGGTGGTGGTGGTGCAGGCTGATTGCCTCCTCCGAATAAACACATTAGATTTCGTCCTCTTCTATGGATTTTATGTATTCAATTACGCTGGCTTGTCCGGCTCTATACATAATTGATTGTATATCTTCTTTTGGATGGATAGGTTTCCACCCGAAGTTGTCTTCTAACTTCTTTAATAACTCATCAAGTCTATCGTTGTGAAGCTTAAGAGTATTGAGGGAGATTGACATTCGAGTGCTCAAAAAATGCAGGCATTCTAGCTGCCTTGGTCTGGGAAAATTCTGGTGCTTTACCTTCATACATTAATCTGTCTGAGGCATCGAGCCAAAATTTTTTGTCCAAATATCTATCGGAACTATTCTTTAATGGTTGCATTATCCAATTAATAGTTGCCTTTCTTAATTTATCTAAGGACTGGCTAGGCTTTAGTCCTAGCTCTGCACATACCAAACTGTTAGTTGCTACATGCACTTGCTCGTCTCTAGATATATCTGCTGATACTGTTCTTAATCCTGCATCACCATTGAACCTGAAGAAGGGGAGCAACACAAAAAATATTGCTCGCTCTGCTACAAGTGCTTTACAAATGGTATGGTCAGGGTGTTCCTCCCACGCTGTACGTAGACGCAGTGCTTCGGCTTCAGCTTTTTCATCGACGCCTAGTGCGTTGGTGATATAGCCAAGAGCAAGATCATGTTTGACCTCATCCTTAACGTTTGACTCTAGAAGTGCTCTGGCAGAGTCGGGAACATTTTTATCAAGTGCTTCCGTAATGAAGGTACCCACTGGTAGCTCCATATGGCGTATTGCAAGACAACGGAAGATGGTTTCTTCGGCTCCATCTTTTAATTTTCCTTTAGATGTTTGTACTGGTGTCCAAGTTCTTTTCCGGGACAGTAATTTTATATAGGGGTTCATTGCTGACAGTCACATGCGATATCGTCTGGTTTATTACTCATTATTTGTTCAAGGTATGCGTCTACTTCATCTGTGTCTAAAGCTGCGTAAGCATCAGACTTATCCTGAACATCACCCATAACCTGAAGGCTATAATAGAGAGAAGTTTGTGGACTTTCTAGCCACTCTTCTATAAATGCCTCATCGTATGTCACCATGTCACTCCAAGAATTGAAGCTATAGCCATGAAGCAATCCTGTTCTATCTAGCATAATCATTATCTGATCTGCTACTTTTTTATAACTCTCCCATCCAACTTCAGATGCGATTTCAACGTCGCCATATTTTACCTGTTCAACACCAAACTCACCTGAATCCCTGTCGACTACTCGACTAATAGGTGGTGCAATTTCTGGTGTAGAAGTAAAGCCATGAATGTCTCTACTCCTGTAAGAACAACTGGCGGTAGGAGCTATCGCGAATGCTCGTTCCATGTTGTTCTCACGTGCAATGTTAGCTGCCTCTTGTATGCCGAGGAAGAGCTCACGTGCAGCTAATCCCGCGTAACCTTCGTAAGGCTCGGCATTGTTACATGCTTCAAGAGCCTCACCAAACTCGGCATACGTAATGTTGTTGTTGGCTAGGAAGTTAGCCAAGCCAAGCATCCCTAGTCCAACTTGTCTATCATCCTCTGGTGCTAGGTATTCACCAGTTCGTCCAACACCTGTTTCACCATGGAGACGGCACAGTTCTTGCATGCCTTCACGGAAACTTGGTCGTACGTCGCCGATACGACAGGCACCGAGATTGATATGTTGTAAGAGACACGTTCCGCGTGAGGGCAAATAAACCTCAAGGCAGACGTTGCTCCTGATTCGTTTTCCATTTCTATCGTGTTTTATTTTGTTGAGCCAAATGTCTCCTCTTGCAATGCCTCTAAGTATAGCTTCCTTTGTTCCAGCTTCTGTATTAGTCCAGAGTTCTGGGGTAAGGTCAACACATCGTTTAACCCATGGGAGCTCGGCTCTTTCGACTTGCACGAAGTCAATAATATCGGGGTGATTAATATCGAGGTGAATAACACACGCCCCATTGCGGTACGTACCACCGCGTCTAAGTATTTCATTTAATGTTGAATAGATTTTTGCGAATGACACTGGTCCACTTGCAACAAGTGTATCAGGTCCTTTATTTGTTGTTGTTCCTGCTGGTCTAAGGTCCGACAGGTGGACTGCGACTCCTGCTCCATAGCGTAGAGCATGGCTAACAAAACGCCAGCTTGCTTCGAT